CAATACATCTCGTCAATGAGTTCTGCATAGGTGCGAGTGTCGATGCCTTCATCAGCACAATGGTCGATCATCTGGTCGATGGTCATATCGAAGAAGGAGATTTCCATTAGTTGTTTTCCTTGTAGAAGGGTTTCTGGGCACGGTAGCCCTTGCCATAAGCGTAGATGCCAGCACAGAAGCCGACGAGGAAGCAAGAGAGGTATATCATGACCACACCACCTTGAGCATTGTCAGCGAGTCCTTAGCGATGCTAAGAGCAGAGGCATAGCTGCCTCCGTACTTCCTTTGCATATCCAAAGCGGTTTGACGAAGAGCGTAAGCCCTACGCTGAGAAAGGGGACGATCCATCACATCCTCTTGAGAGAGGGTGAAGGTGTCAATGGTAGTTAGATCAATTGTTTTCATGTGTATATTATACCCTATGGAGAGGGGTTTGTCAAGAGGTTTTTTAGAAAAATTCAGGAAGAGATGAGATGAGTGAAGCGACCATGAGGAGGATCTTTGCGATGATCACGATAGCGTGAGCAAGGGCATTATGGAAGAGGACTGCAAGGCTTACGAGGAGGATGTTTTTCATTGTGATGTTCTTTTTCATGTGTGTATTATACCAAGTCCATAGCCATATGTCAATAGCTTTTTTCTTTTTCTTTCATGCGTAAACCCTTGTCAATACTGTACTTAGGTCGAGGGGCCGGGGATAACGAGCGGAGGATTTGACGGCGAAGCGGGGACCCCATACGGCCCAAGCCCCCTTCATACACAGTACTTAAGTGGTAGGGACTCCTAAAATTTTATAAAAAGGTAACGGGACTCCGAAAAAAAAAGGGACTCCTAAAATAAATTAGGAGTCCCTAAGGGATCGACAGGAGTTAGTTATATACTAGTTCCAAAAGAGTCTGCACTCGCGGTGGCTGGTGGGCAGCATTTTTTTACCACCGGAGAAGAACATTTTGGATGACCCTGACTATTGTAGGGACCATATCCCATTGGGTCACCTGGCTCTTGTACCTCTGTATTGATAGTTTCAGCTACTTGCTCCGCTGGGGCTCCTGCTTGCATTTCTTTAGCCCATTTAGGCGGGTTATCTGATACTTCGCTCTTTGTCATGGAAGCAACACATGGGCCACCACCGCCGCCACAGGGACACTCCTCGCAGGGGGTCTTTTTAAAAGAATGAAATATCTTAAAACCCGCACTACCTGAAATTGTTGGACCTTCATCATAATGCTTTTCTTTTTCGCACCTTACCATAATAATAATACTTAAAAAAGTTTTAGTGGAACCATTTGGGAGGGTCTTCGCGGTGCCAGTAACCTTTCGGGTTATAGTGCAATAACAAATTTCAGACTCTGCTGCATCTCCCGTATCCCTGTTAATAAAGGTTTTATTATTATCTCCCTCTTCATTAAAGCCTATCATGATTACAGGTCCACCAGTGTAGCTTTAAATGAGGGGCACTCGACAGCTACCTGTCCCATAGCTTGAGCTAAAATACCGTTTGTAGTAGAAGAGGTATCATATGTGCTGTCATACCCTCCAGGCATTTGATCCATTACTAAACTAACATTTTTTGTACAGGTTCCTGTAACATCTAAATAATTTCCAGCAGCATCTTTTAGAGCGGGTCTCCTTATGATACCCATAGAACTGGTACTGACAACCCCATCCGTTCCAAAACCACCACTTGTTCCTGTGTTAGTCTGAAGTTGTAAAACATGAGGTCTGAATAAGTTTCCTGAGGAACTATCTGCTGAAGAGAAGGCCACATTCTTATAAATTTCATCTTGAGTCTGAACAGTACAATTCATGTCCATCCAGTTTGAAGTGACTGTGGGAGAAGTAGTAATACTACTTGTACTACTATTGTATTGATTCCTTCTAATATACATGATATCAACAGTTTGAACATGGACATACCAATCTTGTACTCCAGCGGCTCCTCCAGAAACGGAAAATCCTATATTAGGGGGGCCAGTGGAATTGGCATTGGTTGGTAAAGGTACGGGGGTGGGCATAATTAATTCTCCTAGGTATTAGTAGTTCTAGCTACTCTATTATATATAGTACTAATATTTGAAATGGATCTTAGAATTTATAAAGTTCTTCAAATAAAAGTAACCTATATAATAAGGAGTTTATTATGACAGATGAAACAAAAAGTGGGCCTGAGAAGCCCGAAGAATATAAAGAAATTTTTGCAGCTAATATCCCAGATCTCCCCTTAGAGGACTTCGAACCTGATATTGAAGCTATTGTAGACGAGATCGAAGATAAAGCCCACGGTGCTTTAACTTATGCTTTTATCGGTGCAGGGCAGGGAGGGGGAAGAATGGCAAAAGCCTTCTACGAATTAGGTTACACTAAAACACTTGCTATCAACACAGCGAAGAATGATCTAAACTTGTTAAAGATTCCTGAGGAACATAAGTTCTATATTGATCATTATGGTGATCAGGGTGCTGGCAAGGACCAAGTTAAAGCAGCCATCGCATTCGAAGCTAGGGAACAAGAGGTTTTCAATAAGTTGAAGAGCATCGTAGGTGAGAATGTAGATCGCATTGTTATCTGCGCTGGCATCGCTGGAGGTTCTGGTGGTGGGTCTGTCGTTCCTTTAATCAAGCTGTGTAAAAAGTATTTCACTTATGTAGGGAAAGAAGGAGATGCATCTGAGAGAATTGGAGTTATTGCTTCTCTCCCAACTACTGGTGAGTCTGCTTCTCCTGTTGTGGCTAAGAACGCTTATAACCGTATGAAGCAACTTTGTGCAATGGCTAAGGAAAAGAAGTTCTCACCCCTTATCATTGTTGATAATCAAAAGATTAAGAAGCTTTATCCTAAGCTTACTGTAAAGGCTTTCTGGCCTACAATTAACAATACCGTTGCTGGCTTGTTCCATATATTTAATGTCCTAGCAACTCAGAACTCTGATTATACTTCCTTTGACCCACAAGACTATGACAGTGTGATGAAGTCTTCTGGTTGTATGATTATGGGTGTCACGGCTGTTAAGGATTTTGAGAGCGAGACAGGGGTTTCTACGGCTCTCAAGGCCAATCTAGAAACAACCCTACTAGCTGAGGGCTTTGACCTCAAGACCGCTACAGCAGCCGCTGGGGTGGTCGTAGGGGGGACCAAAATCTTTGAAGAGACTGCTGGTTTGATGGACAACCTTGAACACGCCTTCTCTACTCTGGCAGCTATTACTGGCAACGCTATGGTTCACCGAGGCATCTACGAAGATCCTAGGAAGGATAAGCTAGTTGTTTATACTCTTATTGGTGGTCTTGATGCTCCCCAGAAACGCTTGGAAGATCTTACCAAGTTTATGAAGCTTGATCCTTACGGGGACGAATAATGGAAATTAATATCAATAAGGGCCAGATCATTACTACAGTATGCCTAGCTGTGGCTGGGTGGTTTACTATGGAAACTTATTCTCACGCACAACGCCTTAGTGCTTTGGAAGAAGATAAGAGTATTCATCTGCGCCAAGATAAGGAGCTACAAGAAATTCGTAAGTGTATTCAGGACATGACCATTCTTTTCTTTCAGGAGGGGGAGGATGAACTTATTCCTTCTTACGAGAATGCTAACCCCGATGCGGGTTTCTCTGCCGCGCAAACTGATTTAAGAAATTTGCGAGAACGCAAAGGTAAGTAAAAAAAATTCGGAGCCCTTACGGGTTAGTGACTCCTATATAATAATGAGGTAGAGCTATGAAATTTTTCAAAAAACTTATACTAATTGAGAAACACAATCGGAAAGGTGGGGTGTGAGGTATTTAAATGGAAGAGCCAGTAGACAGTCTAGTTTATTCGAAAAGGTTACGCAAACCTAAAGGAGAGATAACACTCTTTAACGATAGTGCTAAATTTATTCGGCTCCCTGTGCCTCCCATTAATTCTAGTTTAGCTACAGCAAAAGATATATTGACAGTGCAGGGAGCCACTTATTTATGCGGGGATGGTATGAAAAAAAGTGTGCGTAAGCATGATAAAGATCCTGCATTCGCAATTAAAACATACCTAACTTTGTTTGGGATTAAGTATGATAAACAGTTTATTGACAAGGTGCTGAAGGAGAGTGCCATAATCATTAGTACTTTAAAGAATTCATACAATAGACCTAGACCTCAACAATTAGCTCCTTATTTTGGAGTCGAGTTTGAAGTTCTTTGGAGTAGAACTAATAATAGTCCCTCCTACCCAAGCGGGCACTCTACCCAATCTAGACTGATCGCTGAAATTTATGCAAACAAATACCCAGAACACAAACTTAATTTAATTAAAGCAGCAGAAGAATGTGGGGGAGGTAGGATAATGGCGGGATTTCATTACCCTACAGACCACAAAGCAGGAGTGTACCTTGCAAAACGACTTTTTAAATCCCTCAAAGGAACAAAAGCTGTTACTTATGATCTATCAATTGATCTCACAACTAATAAAGGAGAAAAATAATGCCTCTCAAACGATTCATGCTTCCCAGAGTTGCGCGTTGCAGTAACGGTTGCTGACTATACCCTCTCATCATGTAGGGCTAATGCCCAACTGATTGCATAAAGCAACCAACATGATGAGAGGGATAAAAAGCCATCAAGAAGGAAGTTTCCTGTAATACTTTTCCAAGTAAGACTAAGCAAACTTCCTGTCCAGAAACCAAGACATAAAGGGCAGCAGACTAGATCACCTAATAACGGGTGTAAGTCTGCTGCCTTTTCTCTAAAGGTCTTGAAGATCTTCCCGTGCGTAATAGCAAAGGTTATTCCAAAGCTTACTAGTATCCACTCAATCATATTGACAACGGAAGGGTAGTGTTAGCGATAAACGCTTTTCTATTCTTATGCCAAGAATCTCTGCCCACTAATTCCCCATTAGACATATGAATTAAGTCTACGGGGACGGCATAATTAGTATACCCTTTTTTGTGAGCGGTACTTGTGTAGTGAAGGTCATAAAAATCCCAAGGTCCTTCGAAGTAATCAGGTTTTTGTAATCCTACATCTACCCATACTTCTTTTCGTGCAGCTAGAAATAAACCATCTAAAACTACTACTGGTCCGTAAGGTCCGTACTCAGTATCCTCGATACGAACTTGATCGGGTTTGTGCGTATGTGGGGGAAACTTCACTATGGTTTTATGTTTAACCATACCTCTATGATACCCCGCAGCCCAGTGGTCCTGATTCCACCACACGGAATCCTCACCTAGTAAAGTGGTCCCTGCTGGCCCAACGATGCCTGTTGTTTTTTTAACGCATGTGCTTAGAGCGGCAATGAACTGTGTATGATTAGAGAGGATCTGTAGATCATCATGACAGAAAATGATAATATCCTCATCCTTAGCAGTACAGAGCTTTAATCCTCTCTCATAGGCTTCAAATATAGAAGACTGCTTTGCCAAGAGTTTAACTTCCACCCCATAGCTAGATAAGGTGTTAACAAGAGCCTTAGTTATTATCGGCAATTTAACATCCCTAGTACATATAATAGCGAACATCTTCATGTACTATAATAGAGTGTCTTATGGATAAATCAGAACTACTTAACGAATTTGCTAAATGTAAAGAGGACCCTGTATACTTTATTTCAAATTATATAAAGGTCACTCATCCTGTGAGAGGTCTAGTTCCGTTTAAGCTCTACCCCTTTCAAGTAGATGTGCTAGAGGCTGTTAAAACCCATAGATTCAATGTATTGCGTAAATTCAGACAGGCAGGAGCTACTACTATTGCAGCAGGTTTATCCTTATGGACAGCCATTTTTCAAAAGCATAAACAGATTGTAATTTTATCTAAAGGAGATGCCGAGTCTACTGAGATTCTTGATAGAATCAAACTAATGTATGATGAACTTCCTACTTTTCTTAGACCTAAGATTGTGGAGGACAATAAGCACACTCTAAAACTCTCCACAGGGTCCACCATTAAATCTCGCCCATCTGGTAAGCAGTCGGGACGCTCACTAGCAGGATCACTCCTCATTATTGACGAGGCTGCTTTCATTGAAAATATTGATACTATCTGGGCTGCTGTATACCCAATTATCTCTACAGGAGGTCGTGCTTTTGTCTTATCTACCGTTAATGGTATTGGTAATTGGTATTATGATGTGTACCACAAAGCTTTAGCTGGGGAGAATTCTTTTAATGCTATTGATATTAATTGGGAATCCCACCCAGAGTATAAGCGAATGGAGGGCTTTGAAGATCTATACACAGAGTTAGAGAAGAGGGGTCTATATGTGGATCAATGGGAAACAACTACCAAAAGGAACATGCCTTTAAAGCAATGGCTACAGGAGTATGAGTGCGAGTTTCTGGGTACGGGTGAAACCTATTTAGAGGGCTATCTTCTAAGGCGATTGGTAGAAGAGGTTAATACGGATTATTGGATCAAATACAATAACAAAATGCGGGTGTGGAAAGAGCCTACCGCAGAGCATGAATATGTTATTGGAGTAGATGTTAGCTTAGGAAGAGATAGAGATTACTCTGCTTTTCATATTTTTAATGCTTATACGGGAGAGCAAGTAGCCGAGTTTTATTCTAACAAAACCCCGATTAATGACCTTGCTCAAATTTTGTATACGGAAGCTAATCTATATAATAATGCCCATGTAATCATTGAGAGAAACACAATTGGGAATAACTTGATAGACTGGATGTTTAATGTTTTGGAATACGATAACCTTTGGATAGATGATAAAAATGATTTTGGCGTACAAATCACTACTAGAAATCGAGAGGAGTTTTTAGCAAGGATGGAGGAGTATATTAGGAACAACTACTTGAAGATAAATTCAAAACGAACCGTAGATGAGCTTTTAACCTTTATTGTAGATGCTAATGGTAAGATTACAGCAGATGAGGGAAAACATGATGATTTAATTATGAGTCTTTCTATAGCGGTATCTTTACTACATACTTTAGCAGATCACGCGCCTTTAGAGATGGCACAGAATACAGAAGAAAAAGAGCGAAAACCCTTAGAACCCGTAAGGACTTCGAACCACGAAAGTATAGATGAGGATATAAAATGGCTGATGAGTTAAACAAAAATGGTAAGTTAGATGAAAGTTCTATTGGTTACACTAAGTTTGGTGCTGGTGGTCCTGATGATCGTCTTGGTCCTTATTTCTATCCCACAGGAAGATTAGGACAGTTTTTAGCTAGATTCTTCGCCACTAAAGCAGCCCCCTTTATGCACAAGCAAGGGGATGAAGGTCCCACTCCTCAAGCTCTCCTTGCTGGTGATACCGTTCAGAACTCTGATATAGTTCAACCTGATCGTCTTCCTGCCGTTGGAACCCTTAGCCGCACCTCTCTCCAACTACCTGAACTAGAGCGTACCCGTAGAGAGAGGTATAGGAAGTTCGAAGAGATGGATGACTATCCCGAGATTGGAACTGCCTTTGATATCTATGCTGATGATGCTACTCAAAAGAGTTTAAGAGGGGGTAGATGGACAATTCAAAGTAAAGAGCAGTTAGTTGTAGATGAGATTACTAAGCTCTTTGAAACCCTTAGTCTGGACAGGCATTATTGGGATATTATCCGTAATACTTGTAAGTATGGGGATTGTTTTATGGAAACTATCATAGATATTAATAATCCAAGAAAGGGTCTCCAGAGAATAAAGGTTTTAAATCCTAATTTTATTATTAGAGTAGAAAATGAGTATGGCTACCTAACTGATTTCCTACAAGAAATCCCTGAGGCTAACGACTGGACAGCATATGGAAGTGCCGCTGACCAGATGACTGGGACTGCTTATATTACTTTAGACAGAAACCAACTCATCCACTTTAGACTTCGAACCTCTGACCCTATGTATTACCCTTATGGAAAGTCTATTGCAGCAACGGCTGTTCGGGTATTCCGTTCTTTGAAGCTTATGGAAGATGCGATGTTAATCTACCGTTTGGCTAGGGCTCCTGAGCGTAGAATTTTCTATATTGATGTTGCTAATATGCCAGCCACTAAGGCTGAGATGTATATCGAAAAGGTGAAGGAGAAATTTAAGAAAGAAAAGTATTATGATTCCAATGCAGGAACCATTGATGCTCGTTATAACCCCTTAAGTGCAGATGAAGATTTCTTTGTTCCCACTAGAGGAAACCAAGGAACCAAGATCGAGACTCTTCCTGGAGCCCAAAATTTGGGTGAGGTAGATGATGTTCGTTACTTCCGTGACAAGCTTCTTGCTGCTCTTAAGGTTCCTAAGGATTATATTGTGGAGAAGGACAAGTCTCCTGAGCGTAAGGCTAACCTATCCCAGCTTGATGCTAAGTTTGCTAGGGTTATTGGGCGAGTTCAACAGCAAGTTGAAATAGGCTTAGAACAAATTGCTAAGAGGCATATGGCATTGGTGGGTTATCCCGCTAGTTTAATTAAAGACTTAAAGATCATTCTTCCTGATCCTAGTGATGTTTTTACTAAGCGTAAAATGGAAATTGATGAGCAAAAAGCTAGAGTTATTCAAGCTGTTGTTGGTACAGGGCTATTCCCTAAATCTACGATCTATAAGGAATTCTATGATATGACTGATCAAGAAATTGAACATACTTTAGAGGAACTTAAGAAAGAGAAGGAAGAGGAAGCTGCTAACGAAGCCGCTGCGATGCAAGGTCAAGAAGATATGGCTCAAAGTGGCAAAGATCAAGATATGGACCGAGAGCAACAGGGTAAGGACGCTGATGCTGGTCGAGATGAGGGTGGAAAACAGGCTGACCACGAACGACAAATGGAAGTAGAAAAGAAAAAGCCTAAAAAGGAAAGCGTAGTCTTTTTAAATAGGTTAAAGAACCGAATTATTGCTGAGTCTGGGACTGGGCATAAAAAACTAGCCTCTCTTGAGAGGATTATCACTAGAAATGTGCAAAATCATCAAAAAAATAGTTAATTAGGCTCACTATATAACAATAGCCTGTAATAAACAAGGAGTTAGACAATGTTCGATCATTTATTCGAAAACAGAAATACCACAGTAACAAATTTACTTAAACTAGGCGACTGTCTTGGTCGTTCTTTAAGAGAAAATGTAGAATTATTTTCTATTGATAGTGAAAACAAGAGAGTTGCGTTCTTAACCGAGAACGGAAAAGTTCTATCAGGAGAATATAATTTAAAAGGAGATATTAATCTCACTAATCTAAGAATTCAAAGTTCTGATATCTTCGCAGATAATGAAACTTTTGATTCCTTTGTTACTGAGAAAGTCTCAACTTTTGTAGGCAAGCTCAACTCTAACGAGTATGAAACCGCTGACGATAGTTTTACTAATCTCTTATCTCTTTGGGAAAACAGACTTAAGTTTGAAAATGTTAAAAAGAGGCTTCAAGAAAAGGCTGCGGTTTTCTCCCAAGATCAAACCATTGTTGAAACTCAGGAATTTCAACGCTTTCTTGAGATGATGCCGCAGTTCCTAGACTTTCTATCTGAAAATAAACAAAATATTGAACAAGTAAAAGAAATCGAACATGCAATTAAACTTTCTAACGCCGTTTCTAAGGCATTTGATTTCCCAAAACTTTCGTATGATGCTTTACAAGAACAGGGTAGCTACAAGATCTCCAAGGGACCTAATAAAAGCGTCTACGAGTTAATCTGTAAACAAGAATTAGTACGAAAAGAACTTTTAGAATCCAAAAAGAGTTTTGAAGATGTTTGGGCGACTAACCCCAGCATTCGTAAGCTTGCTAGTCATATTTTTGAAGACTCTGAAGAAATAGTATTAGAAGCCTTAGTTGATGCTGTTGTAGAAGTTCCTTTCTTAGCTCTCACTACTAAGAAGCAACTGTTTGAATCCCTCGGAAGCTCCTTCGGTATCTCCGATGATACAGCTATTTCTGATAAGGAAATTAAAGGCTATGCTTCTAAGCTTTTTGAGATGAAGAAGCCACTAAAATCTGTAATTTTAGAACTTCTTAATACTAAGTATGGTATTAATGTTCAAAATCTTAGAGAGAGTGCCACTTTTGAAGGGTTAGCACAGACACAAGTAGTTATTTTTGAAGCTCTTATGCGGTTAGCTCCTAAGGGAAGCATTATTAAAGAGTGTTTATCCGATTTAAGCAAGATGCTTAAGACCAAGAACGGGGTAGAAATCATTGATGTTAATGATCTACTACAAGAATGCTTTGAAGGCTGTGATTATTCAGACTTCACCTTTGATTTTTCCCTGTCTGAGGGGATTTCTTTTAATACCCTTCTTACAACTGAAGTAAGTACTAATGATCTTTTAGAAAAGGCCAAAGAGAAGATGCTTTTAGATAAAGATAAATATAAACCTGTTGATGACGATGAAGATAATCTTAGCCCAGAACAAAAAGATGGGAAGGCTGCCGCAGAAAAGGGCGAAGTGGACCCAGAAAACGAAACAGAGGATGAAGATGACTCTATAAAGGCAGCTAAAAAAAGAAACCCTAAGCCAGAAAAGAAGCATGAGGAAGCTGGTGAAGCTCCTTTTCAAAAGGCAGAGACAGAAACCGCCCCTGAGGGCGGCGATGAAGAACCTCCACCCGAAGGGGAACCTTCTGCGGAAGCACCCAAGAAGGGCCTTACTAAAGATGAATTTATGGATGCTTTAAAAGACATGGATGAACTTTTAGCAGGTATGGCTTCCGAAGAAGAATCAGAAGAAATAGATCACGCTGAAGGTGACGAAACGGAGGCTTAACTCTAAATGACAACGGGCTGCACACTAGGGTTTATCCCTCTAATTCTATCTTCTGTAGAGGGGCAATGTGAAATTGTTGAACTACCAGATGGAGAATGTCTATGTGTAGATATATGTCAGGGAAGTGTAGGGGGAACAGGACCTCAAGGGCCTCAAGGGTTTGACGGGGCGCAAGGGATTCAAGGAACTCAAGGGTCTCAAGGGTATGACGGGCCTCCAGGGCCTCAAGGGCCTACAGGGTATCAAGGGCTTCCAGGCATTAAGGGCGCTACAGGAACCCCCTTGGGTATTATTCTGGAGTTTGATGATGCGGTTGCTGGGGGAGTCTCTGGTAGTTTAATATCTTTTAATAGTGTTGATTCGACTGGTGTTAGTGAAGTTTGGGTAGATAATTTTAGTAAGGCTGGTCAAGATCTTACTAATTGGATTAATTCATGGTATACAGGGTGGCCTGGACCTACAGGGTATGGCCCTTATGGGGTATTAACTGTACAGTCTACTCTTAATTCTGATGCTTTATTTAACTTTAATATAACTGGTATAACATATGTAAATGCTGGTGGTCTTACTTATTTTAAATTAGCTTGTGATGCTCTATATTATCCTGGGGCTGAAATTGTCAACTTTTTAACTGATGGTGATGATGTAGCTATAACTTTTTCAAAAGATGGGCCTCCAGGGCCTCAAGGGTTTGACGGGGCGCAAGGGATTCAAGGAACTCAAGGGTCTCAAGGGCATCGAGGGGATCCAGGGTTTCAAGGGGCTCAAGGGATTCAAGGGCATCAAGGGTATCAAGGGTATGACGGGGATGTAGGGCCTCAAGGGCCTACAGGGTTTGACGGGGCTGAGGGCATTAAGGGTTCTACAGGGATTCCCTTGGGTACTATTATGGATTATGTAGAGTCTGCTACTGGGGGAACTGCTGATGGTAAGTTGTCTTTTAATAATATAGACTCGGCTGATATTTCAGAAGTTTGGTTAGATGATGAAAGTAAATATAATCAACCTCTTAGGGATTGGATTGATTCCTGGTATTCAGGGTTTCCAGGGGCTACAGGGTATGGCCCTTATGGGGTATTAAATGTACACTCTACTGAGGCTGCTGATGTTTTATTTAGCTTTAAGATAACTGATATATTTGACAGGACAACCTACTATAGATTAGGGTGTGAGCCTCTGTCTTATCCTGGTAATACTGTCACAGACTTTTTAACTAATGATGATGATGTAGCTATAACTTTTTCAAGATATGGGCCTCCAGGGCCTCAAGGGTTTCAAGGGTTTGACGGGGCTCAAGGGATTCAAGGGCATCAAGGGCCTGGGGGGCCTAAAGGGTTTCAAGGGTATGACGGGCCTATTGGGACTATTGGGCCTACTGGGCCTGAGGGGCCTGAGGGGCCTCAAGGCCCTATAGGGTATGCTGGGGCTGTTGGGCCTATAGGGCCTATAGGGTATTCTGGGCCTGAGGGGCCTGATGGGCCTCCAGGGCCTCAAGGGGTTACAGGGCCTCAAGGGCATCAAGGGTATCAAGGAACTCAAGGTTCTCAAGGGTCTCAAGGGGAGCAAGGGTTTCAAGGGTATCAAGGGTATCAAGGGAATCAAGGGATTCAAGGGCATGAAGGGCCTATAGGGCCTGACGGGATTAGAGGGTTTCAAGGGGCTCAAGGGATTATGGGGCATGACGGGGCTGAGGGGCCTGAGGGGCCTGAGGGGCCTCAAGGCCCTATAGGGTATGCTGGGGCTGTTGGGCCTATAGGGCCTCAAGGGTATGACGGGACTGATGGGCCTGATGGGCCTCCAGGGCCTCAAGGGGTTACAGGGCCTCAAGGGCATCAAGGGCATCAAGGGTATCAAGGAACTCAAGGTTCTCAAGGGGAGCAAGGGTCTCAAGGGTTTCAAGGGTATCAAGGGAATCAAGGGATTCAAGGGGAGAGAGGGTTTCCCTTGGGTATCATTATGGATTTTGATGGAGCGACTGGTGGGGGAGTTGCTAGTGGTAAGTTGTCTTTTGATGAGGTGCGAGCAGATGACATTTCAGAAGTTTGGTTAGATGATGAAAGTAAGGCTGGTCAAAGTCTTATTCTTTGGATTAATTCATGGTATACAGGGTTTCCAGGGGCTACAGGGTCCAACTATGGGGTATTAAATGTACGATCTACTAAGGCTGCTGATACTGTATTTAGTTTTAATATAACTGGTATAACATTTGTAAATGCCCTTACTACTTATTATAAATTAGAGTGTAATGCTCTATATTTTCCTGGGGAGGTTGTTGCCGACTTTTTATCTGATGGTGATGATGCAGCTATTTCTTTTACAAGATATGGGCCTCCAGGGTCTCAAGGGTTTCAAGGGTTTCAAGGGTTTGACGGGGCTCAAGGGATTCAAGGGCATCAAGGGCCTGGGGGGCCTAAAGGGTTTCAAGGGTATGACGGGCCTATTGGGACTATTGGGCCTACTGGGCCTACTGGGCCTGAGGGGCCTGAGGGGCCTCAAGGCCCTATAGGGTATGCTGGGGCTGTTGGGCCTATAGGGCCTCAAGGGTATGACGGGACTGATGGGCCTGATGGGCCTCCAGGGCCTCAAGGGGTTACAGGGCCTCAAGGGTATCAAGGAACTCAAGGTTCTCAAGGGTCTCAAGGGTCTCAAGGGGAGCAAGGGTTTCAAGGGTATCAAGGGTATCAAGGGATTCAAGGGCATGAAGGGGAGAAAGGATCTCCCTTGGGTATCATTATGACTTTTGATGAAGCGGTTAATGGGGGAACTGCTGATGGTAAGTTGTCTTTTAATGATGAACACACTACTCCAATTTCAGAAGTTTGGATAGATTCTCATAGTAAGAGTCTACAACCTCTTACTACTTGGATTCAGTCATGGTATTCAGGGTATCCAGGGGCTACAGGGCAAGGCCCCTATGGGGTATTAAGTGTACAATCTACTGTTACTTCTAATACTTTATATACCTTTAAGGTAACTGGTATAAATGCCCTTACTTCTTATTATGTGATAGATTGTGACCCTGTATATTTTCCTGGGGAGGTTGTTGCCGACTTTTTATCTGATGGTGATGATGTAGCTATTTCTTTTACAAGATATGGGCCTCCAGGAGGCCCTCAAGGGGCTCAAGGGTCTCAAGGGCAAGGGGCTCAAGGGGCTCAAGGGACTGATGGGCCTCAAGGGGCTCAAGGGTTTCAAGGGGCTCAAGGGCAAGGGGCTCAAGGGACTGATGGGCCTCCTGGACCTGCTGGGGCTACAGGTTTAACTGCTTTAGCTATCGAAGCGCGGGACGCGCTGTGGGCGAGAAATACGACTACGGGGGGTATGATCAGTGAAA